AGGAGCAAGTGATGCTTGCGGGTGCCTATGCCCTGCTGCGCCAGGTGAAGCATGTGCTGAAACTGCTGGAGCCGAGTCCAGGCAGCATGGCTGATACCAAAGCGGCGGTTCGTGATTTCTGCATCGCCTATGAGGCACGGGTCCGTGAAGGCGGAAAAAAGGAGGTCGCACTATGAGAATCAGATCTCTCAAACCGGACTTCTGGAAGCACCAGGTGATGTGTGAGCAGGCACCAGAAGTGCGCTTGCTGGCGATCGGTCTGCTGAATTTGGCCGATGATGAAGGCTATTTTCTCGCGCATCCATCGCTGATTCGCGGAGAATTGATGCCGTTTGCTGAAAATTTGAAGAGCATTCCGAAAATGCTGGCCGCGCTGGAGTCGATTGGCTACGTCAGATTGTCGAAGACGGCTGATGGTCGGGATGTCGGGCATGTGGTCAGTTTTCACAAACACCAAGTAATCCAAAGGCCCAAGGCTTCAAAGATCAGTGAACCGTCTGAGATTGATCAACGACGAATCAATGACGAATCATTGACACATATGCCAGTCGTCAATGACGCAACTGTGCAGGAACAGGGAACAGGGAACAGGGAAGTGGAACAGGGAACAGGATTTAAGCTCGATCCTGTCGGATCAGAGCCAGCGGCACCTGTGCCATTCTGGAGTCTGAAGACTTCCTGGCAAGGCTGTGGTGAGTTGGTCATGCTTGAATGGTCGGAGGCATATCCGGCCTGCGACATCAACCGGCAACTGCTGGCGATGGATCAGTGGTTGAAGTCGAATCCGCTGAAGGCCAAGAAGAGCAACTGGCGCAAATTCATCACGACCTGGCTGCAAAAGGAGCAGGATCGCGGTGGAGATCTCCGAAGTTCAAACGCATCCAGCCAAAGTCCAGGTTTGGGAGGGCAAAAAAAAGAAGGGGGCGGCGGGGTCAAGTCATGGGCGGAGAGGCGGTATGAGGCGGATCAGGCGCAGGAGGATGAACTGGCGACATTGCCACAGCTTCCGCGTGAGGACACGCCGCCGGAGTGGAACTGGAAAGGCATCGCCAACGGAATTTATGGCGGGTGCTGGGAGCAGTGGTCTGATGTGCCGGAAGATGCCCGCCGCGAACTCAGGCAGGAATGGCAGAAAAAAGAAAAGGGGGGCGCACAGTGAGCGACCCATCCATTCCCTACAGCCGTGAGGCGGAGCAAGGTGTGCTCGGTGCGATGCTGAGTGATCCTGGCAAGTATGCTGACGATGCGATTCGAAAGCTGCGTGATGATCACTTTTACTGCCCGGATACCCGCGCTTTGTTTGTCGAGCTGAGAGCGATGGCGGATGCCAGCAAAATCATCGAGCCGGTGAATGTGGTGAACTGGCTGCGTGAGCATGAGGTGCTGGATCAGTTGGTGACGGCCTCGTTTGTCATGGAACTGACCACGGGCTACACGACGCTGCTGGGCTTTGATCAGTGGTGTGAAACGCTCACGGATCGGCTGGCACGCCGAACCATCATTGCTACGGCTCAGGAGAGTCGGATGATGGCGATGGACATGACACGATCATGGAAGGAAGCGATGCAGTGCGCAGATTCTGAGATGTCTTTGCTGCAAGTGCTGGAGCAGAGCAATCAGGCGGTAAGCATGAGCACCGTGATGAGCGAGACGCTGGAAGACTTGGATCAGGCGATGAAGAACAAGGGCAAGATTCGCGGCGTCAAGACGGGCCTGCCGGATCTGGACCGAACCATCAACGGACTGGAAGCGCCTGATTTGTTTGTCATTGGAGCGCGGCCAGGCATGGGGAAAACGAATCTGCTTCTGAGGCTGATGGAGAGCATGACCTTTGCCATGCTGGGTGAGCAGCAGGTTCCGACTCTGATGTTCTCTCTGGAGATGGGGAGAATGCAGGTGGGCAGGCGTGTTCTCTTCTCGGCTGCCGATGTCGAGCAGAGCAAGGGCAAGACGGGGTTTCTATCCAAGGACGATGAAACGAGTGTGATGACTTCGGCAATTAAGTGGCAGAAGTCGCAGGTGTGGGTGGATGACACTCCAGAACTGACGATTGCTGATGTGCGTGCGCGCATTCGTGCGGCCAAAAGAAAGTGGGGCATCCGGGTGGTGATGATTGATTATATCCAGATCATCGAGGCCGTGACCAAGGCTGGGAAGCAGGATGAACGCATGGGGATCAAGGAAGTCGTGGGTGGGCTGAAGGCAGCGGCCAAGCAATGCGATGTGATTATTATTGCGCTGGCTCAGGCATCGCGCGGCAGTGAGGACCAGCCAGGGAAGCGGCCAACGCTGCGGGACTTTGACGGGTCGAGTGCTATCGAGAAGTGGGCCGATTACGCGGCCTTTGTTCACCGGCCATGCAAGTTCATTCCGTGGGAAAGGCTGAAGGAGAACCAGCAGGACTATTATGGCAGCGAGGGTGCCTACATGGAGGCAGCCGAGTTGCTGCTGGTGAAGTCGCGCCACAGTTCTGAGGCAGTGATTCCACTGCGGTTCATTGCACCGCTGGCGCGCTTTGATCCGGCGACAGAAAAACTGTTCAGCAACAATTCAGCCGAGCGGCAGAAGGGCTATCAAAGCCACGATGCCACCGGGAAGAAGGACAAGGGAAGCAAAGGCAAAAAAGACTCAGAGATGGACGGGGCATTTCCAGATTAACCAACATTAACCAACATTAACCAACACAATGAATCGAACCATACTTAAAGGTAATCTGACACGCGACATGGATCTGCGCTACACGCCGAAGGGCACGGCGGTGGGGGAGTTTGCGATTGCGGTGAATCGCAAGTTGAAGGATCAGCAGACGGGGGAGATGAAGGAAGAGGTGGTGTTCTTGGAATGCCAGGCATGGAGCAAACAGGCGGAGACAATCGCCCAGTTCTTCAAGAAGGGATCGCCCATCTTGATCGAAGGTCGGCTGGCGCAGGACAAGTGGACGGACAAGGAAACAGGCAAGGCGCGCAGCAAGACGCTGGTAGTGGTCGAGCAGTTTGAATTTTGTGGCGAGTCACGCGGAGGCAAGGCGGGAGCGGCTCCAGTGAGCAAGCCGGGGGTCGGTGATGCCACGGGTAACGAGTCGATGGGCGCAGTGTTTGGCGGAGCCGGGGAGGGTAATGACATTCCCTTTTAACGACCAAGCGCAGACACAGCAGGGGCAGGCGCGGCCCATTGACGAAGCCAAAGACATTTGAATCACTATGAGCACACCAAACACAACCGCCCCTGCTGTTGATCTGCCGCGCCTTGTTCGCCCTTGGCGTGGCTTGCTAACTTCGCTGCGATGGACGCTGAGATACTGGATGGCGTTGCGGCGGCTGCGCTGGAATGTATGCCCGCGCTGCAACTCAGACTCGCCGGAGTTCTGGGATTGCCCGTGTTGTCGCGGATATGATCGCACCACACGAGGGATGCCGTGTGAAGATCGCAAGCTCATGTGGCACAACTCATGGATGACGGAAGATCGCTACGAGGAGAGGGCGAACGTTTGAGATCAGCCACTGAGCCTAAGCGAAGTTGGACTGCATCTCATTGTTCTCTGACGTTGGTGAAAAATCTTCAAATAAGGACTTGCACAGTGTAGCTTTATGCTACACACTAGGAACGTAACCAAACCAAACAACACTATGACAACACGCTCCAACATCCAAATCTCCCGCAAGATCAACGCTAGGCTTATCTGCTACAAAAACGCTTTTGGTGGCGCACCGTTCGCTTGGCTCATCCGCCTTGCCAATGGAGAATGGCTGGCAATGAATAAGCGGTGCGTGCGTGCCGTGCTTAAAATGGAGGTTGCGCAATGAGCGCACGGTGCCGCTGGTGTGGAAGCCGCGAAATACCGTGGCAAGGTCTGGAATGTGACCGCAAAACGCAAAGCGCGTGCGGATCATTCGGCGCGTATCAATCGGCAGTCTGCAAAGAACGGGCAAACGCGGCGCGGTGGCTAAAGATGCTCGAACTGCTGGTGGCATCCTACGAGGTGGATCAGCACTGCATGGATAACGACAGCAACGACGATCTTCAAACGCGGATGGATGAAGCCAAAAAACTCATAGAAGCGGAGAGAATGCTAGCACCATGACCGCCACTGAATACAAGGCCATCCGCGAGCGCCTCGGCACACAAGCCGAGGTTGCCTCGTTGTTGGGCGTCAATCGCGTGACAGTGGCGAAGCGGGAAAACGGCACGATGACCATCACCAACGAGGCAGTCCTAGCGATTCAGTCGCTCCGCAGGCCGAGAGGTAAGCGCAAGTCAGAGAACAGTGATTATCAACACCAGATTTCTACATAGCCATGAACAAACACGAAATGTATGAACAGGTGAGACTGGTGTGCCGAATGCGGCGGCTGTCTCGGCACACGGAAGAAACGTATGCGGGATGGATTCGGCGATTTGGTGAGCATGTCCGCACTTGTGCGGATCGGACTCGTGAGGAGCGGGTGCGGTTGTTCTTGGAGAAACTGGCTCCGTGCTCGGCGGCTTCGACTCAGAACCAAGCGCTGAATGCGATTGTGTTTCTGTATCGGGACGTGATCAAGGAACCGCTGGGGGAAATCGGCAAGTGGGCAAGGGCTAAGAGGCCGCAACGGCTGCCGACGTGGTTGGCTCCGGCTGAGATGCGGCTGCTGCTGGATGCGATGCCGGCCAATACTCGGCTGATGTCTGAGGTGGCGTATGGTTCAGGGCTGCGGATCTCGGAACTGCTGAATCTGCGGGTGAAGGATGTGGACTTGAATGCGCGACTCATCACGGTGCGGGGTGGGAAGGGTGACAAGGATCGCATCACGGTGCTGCCGCAAACGGTGGTGCATCGGCTCCATGCACACATTGAGCGGGTGCGGGTGATCTATGAACGGGACCGGGCTGAAAGCCGAATGCCTATCTATTTGCCGGATGGACTGGAACGGAAGTTTCCGAACGGTGGGCGCGAGTGGGCATGGTTCTGGCTGTGGCCTGCGGGTGGCGAGTCGGTTGACCCACGGACCAAGATCGTAAGAAGGCATCATGTGCATGAACACACGCTTGGGAAGGCGCTGCGGGTGGCGGTGCGTAAGTGTGGCATCACGAAACGGGTGACGGCCCACACGCTGCGGCATTCGTTCGCCACGAACCTGCTGGCGAATGGGGCCAGCATCACGCAGGTGCAGGAGTTGTTAGGCCATAACTCGGTGGAGACGACGCAGGTATATTTGCATTGCGTGCCCAAGTTTGCCGAGACGATCACCAGCCCGCTGGATGTGATGCCGGATGCTCCGAATGTTCTGTTATTCCCACAAGCCCAACCCCAGGCCCGCTGCGCATGAACGAAGATCAACCACGTTTGCCATTGATGACGATGGATGGGGAACCATTAGCGGAAGCTCCGGCGGGGGAATGGCGGGCGCATACGGCGGAGAGGTGGAAGGAGCGGGATGCGGAGAGCTTCCAGTTTGCAGTGTATTTGGTTCGGGGGCTTGGCCTCACCAATAAATCCAAACTGGAACGGATGGTCGATGAACACCGAGAAGCGCGGGGTCTGCCGGGGATTTCGCGGAATACGATCATCGCGCTGTTTAATGATCGGGATGAGTTCAAACCGGGGGAAATTGATGAGATTATCCGGCGTCGGTCAGCACTGCTTTCGGCAGATGCTCTGGACAAGATTGAGGAACTTCTTTATACAGCCAAGGCGGCGAAGGATTTGGGAGCAGCGGCGATGGCGCTGACGGCGGTGTATAACGTGAAGCAGCTCAGCAGTGGCGGGGCGACGAGGATCAGCGGCAACACGGATGATGGCAGGAAGGCCAAGACGTTTGAGGACTTTATGAAACTGGCGCGTGAGAAGATGAAGGCACCGGCGCTGCCGCTGAGTGAACCGAGTGTGGAGGTGGAGGTGGTGCCAGTGGCACAGCATGAGGAAATCCGAATCACGAATGACAAACCATGAGCCGACCCAAGATAAACCCGAACGTCAAGAAGGTGAATGCCTCGATCACGCTCACGCCCATCGTGATGGCGCTGGCAAAGAACAAATGCTTTCGAGACGGGAAAAGCCTGTCTGCGAAGATCAACGAGATGCTGGCGGATTACGTCTGCGAGGAATTTAACTCTTTCAATGGCAAGGGAAACCAACATCAAACACGATGAACGACGAGGAAAAACTGGCGTTTGAACTTTTGGCAGAGACACAAAGACCGCATGGGATGCTGCCGCCCATCACTGGCGCGGAGCTGATGGCGCTGGGGGCGGAGGATGCGATGGCGGCGGTGGCGGCGCGCGAGGATCGGATTCGTGAGGCGAGTGAAGATCCTTATCATCACGGCTGGTTCTTCCGGTCGTGGGACGATATTTTGTGGGAGACGACGCGGCTGCGGGTGGCGAATCCTGGTGTGCCTTGCACGATGGGGATTGGTGGCAGCAATGGATCGGGCAAGACGATGGCGCTGGGGCGGTTTTATTCACTGGCAATGGAGCAGTGCGAGCCGGAGATGCCAGCGCATCAGCGGACGTTCTGGACGTTCAGCATCGACGATGACAAGAGCGCGGAAGTGGTGGAGGCCACGCTGCGGTTCTGGCAGCCGAACGACTACAAGACGGACACGGGCCGCATGAAGAAGCTGGCGAGTCAAAAGATGGCCTATGATGCAGCGGGCGGCTTCACGAATAACGAGTGCGCGGTGATGAGTGGCGCGGTGTGCCGGTTCAAGACCTGGGCGCAAGACATCGGCAAGCTGGAAGGGCCGAGGCCAACAACAGCCTGGGGTGATGAAAGCGTGCCGGTGAATGTGCTGGAAGCGGTGGAGAACCGACTGCTGACAGCGGCGGAGTTCACACATGAATGGATTTCGAAATGGAAGGAACTGCTGGCCGCAAAGGAGCGTGATCCTGAGATGTGGTTTCCGCGTGACTTGATTGGCCGGTTGCTGGTGGCGGTGCAGTTCGTGACTTACACCTTCCGCGATGGTTACACCGAGACGGTGCGCTGGTTCATGGAGAAGGCCAAGACTGTGCGTGAGATCGAGGCTGACCGTGACTTGCTGCCACGGCGCAATGAGGATGGAGTCATCGTGGGCGGTGAGAAGCTGCCTTGCGTGGTTCATTGTGAGAACCCGACGCGGCGTTTCATGTGGATCTATGCCTGGCAGAATCCGCTCGGCGGGAACTGGGACGGGATGAAGAAGGCGGAGCTGGGCAGTCCACGCGCGAAGAAGCTGTGGAAGTGCTACGGCATCGCCGAAGGCACGGCAGATTCACCGTTTCCGAACTTCAATGTGCAGGTGCATGTGAGGCCGATTTCATGGCTGCCGCCTGCTGAGTTTGGGACGTGGTGGATGGCCTGTGATCCGAATGCCACGGGTGGCCGTGCGTGGTTCATGCTGTGGGCTTTTGTGCTGGGCAAGGCACACGGTCATTTCGGGCCGGGTGACATCTTTATCGCCCATGAGTATCCGCAAGCGAGTGATGTGGTGTGCGTGCCTGGTGCGTCGATGTTTACAGGGGAGGACTGTGAATGGGCGAAGTCGGGCGGCAAACACGGCATGGGCGTCAAAGGCAATGCGCAGAAGCAATGGCCTGTCGGCTACGGATTCCGTGCCAGTGAGATCCGGCGCATTGAGGCCAAGCTGGCCGCGCTACAAGGGATCACTGAACAGCAGAATCATCTGGAGGGCACGATGCTGAACTTGTGGGGCAGGCGCATTGCAGACAGTCGCTCGTCCAATTCGACGGGTGAGAATCAAGACGGTGGGAAGACCATGATCGAGTGGATGGAAGACAACAAACTTTACTTCATGCAGGCAGGCAGGGATGCCGGGGGCGAGGCGGGCAGCAGCCGCGTCATGCCCGGTGAACAGAACATCAACTCCATGCTCATGTGGAATCGTGAGCTGGCCGTGATCAATTTC